TAAAGAACAGCATTTAAAACTCAAAATATTACCAGACAACCTGGCTAAAAGAGAACTTAGAGTTTTAGGCCTAAGTTATAACATACTCCGTGTAGAAAACGGAATTGCTAAAACACTGTTTAATTTATAATGAATCAACAAGAAAAAGACGCAACCGAAAACTTAATTGAACAGGTCCAGGACTCTGCTATTAACATTATTCAGCCCGTACTCGAAAGAACTATGGTTCTCGCAGCTGAATACGCCAAGGCTTCTGGTAGAGATATGGTACTCGGTGAAGATTTGGAATATGCCATGAAATATTGTGCCATGAACGAGGTTGGTAAGAAAATGGGGTCACATTTCCCAGAAATATACGAAGAATCTTCCGATGAAGAAGACCAGGAGGAGGAAGATATTGATTTTGAAGATGAGGAAATTCCTTTTACGAGATATACTGGTCGCGAATATAAATTTGTCAAAATGAATATGGCGTATGATAATTGGGATGCATGGGAACCAAAAAATCCGTCAGAATTAATGTTAAAAAATGCTATAGATAGTAATGAACATATCGGAACCTGAAGGATATGAAGGAACGTCTAAACATTTTAAGATATATGATAACGATGATAGTTCTGATACTGAAAGTGATTCTGATACAGAAACAGATTCGGGTTCTGATTCAGGAATAGAACGCATAAATGTTGGTATGTTAAAAGGATATATGAAACCAAAACATTATAAAAAAATTTTAATAGAAGAAGATTTACTCCCCGATTAAAATCTCAGGATACTATATATAAAAATGTCTACTGCTGCCGAAACTGTTACGCTCGTCGCTCGTGAACTCGAGTCCCAATCCCTCAACGCCGTCGTTGCCGGCTTCTCCTTCGCCGCCGCCCTCTCGTGGATGGACTTGGTCAGATGGACTGTTAACCAAGTTGTTAAGGTCAACAAGAACGGTGGTATGAACTACACGCTCACGGCCTTGTTTACGACGCTCTTGTCCATCTTGGTCTACGTTGGTATCTCTCGTGTGTCTACACGTGTGCAAAAGCCAGCTCAACCAATCTTCGCGGTTACTCGATAAATTTAGGTTTACGCATAACCAATAGTAAAAATAAACCGGTTGCAATTACCATAAATATAGATATAAACGCATCCCATCTACGCGGATCCTCCATTTCGGGGATACTCATAGGTGGTGGAAGAGCAAAGTCTCGTTCCACTTTAGCAATATTCTCAAGTTTGTCAGTCGAACACGTGACTGCAAGTTTAAGTATATGATTCGCATTTCTAAAATCATATGGTATTAACCGATTGTTACTACTGTAATAAAACTGAACACGTAAACTTGATATCGTTTTCTGTGATCCCGAATCAAAATTGTGTTCGACAGTGTCATCAACACCCGAAAAGTTAATCACGTCCCCACATAGAAGTATACGTCCTGTATAAAAAGGTGTTTCCGAAAATACTGTTTTGTTAAATTCATCTGAGCCACTACTCATTTTAACAATAATTGCATCAGGGCCCTGTAAATTAATACTACCAGTATAAAATTTATAAGGGGAAATAGATGTAGAGAATGCGTTAGAAGCAGTTACACCTAATATATCGTGTGGTGTAGTGTACCCACTTTTACCGGATTTATACCCATTTGTACCGTTATAGAAATCAAAACTAAATTGACTTGGACCTTCAAACGTTATCGAATTTGTATCTTTATCATATGAAGATCCAGATAATCTACCACCCGAATTTACAACAACATTTGAAGCTAAATCTTCACCGTCATAGTTTCCGTTTGGTATTGTTATATCGTAGTTATTCAACGTATTGTTTATTGTGAACGTATTGTTATGATCATTTATAAGTAATTGACTATTATGTATACGTGCTGATATAAGTGAAATTTTAGTTACGTCATAAATAGGGTTTTTTAGGTGTACAACATAATCACTTGGATTTGAATACAAAACAGGGTCTCGTTCACCACTGTCTATATCTAAGGTATGTACCTTCATTAAAATATAGGAGCATTATTTTAATGAGTGTATGTCTCAATTTTTTAGTTATTTAAGAAAGACTATGAACTAATGGGTTACTTGAAAGTTGTCTTCTAGCTGTATCCAAACTCATATTTGTAGCATTTGGATTTTCGTGTCCCTTATAAGCATTGAATTTATGATAATCGTTATGTCTATATTGTTGTGTCCAAGCACCATTCGCAGCATTTACTCGACCATCGATTCTCGTTGTATCAGAGCGAACACTTGTAACCATACCTCCTTGGTTAAGTGCATCGGCACGGACGTTCATTCGTCCTGGACCCGCAGCTCTATTTGGTTTACCACGGCGGTCGTCTGGTCTGAAACCGTATTTTGTAAGTTCCTCGGCTGTGTACGCGGAACCGAATGTTCTCTTTTCACCAATCTTAGTCGCTGGTGTATTCAAGTATCCACCAACAAAGCTGCTAATACCTGGGGCTGGTTGATTATTGTATTGATATTGTTCTATAGCACCATCAGCTTTGTTTCGTGTTGGTTCCTGAGCACGTGTAAGTGCAGAAACAGTTCTCTTTGCAGATGCAAAATTTAATGTATCAGTTCTGGAACCAGTTTCCGATCTATTTGTTGTTCTCTTTGTGCGTTCATGTTCTGCTCTTGGCGTTCTACCAGTCATACCCTGTGCTCTACCTGCAACTGGAGGAAGACGACCATGTAAAAATGCAGTCTTTTCTGGTCTATTGTGTGAAACTTCACCGACAATACCACGTCTACCACCCTTAGCATCATATGCTGGACCCGACCTACCAGGTAAAGTCGTTAAGCGATACGCACCAACATTTTCCGGATTAACACGAAACAATTGTTGATTACCCCCAAATGCGGGAACTTCTGGTCCAACACCCAAACCTGGTCCGACGAGTTGTTTTTCAATTGGTGAAAGATTATTCATTCTCCCCGCGTCATACATACGATTTCTCATAGACAAAACTTCACCACCCGAAGAACGTTGTTGTGGAGCAATTTGAGCGAAAGATCCCATTTCTTGTTTTGAATTATATGATGGTTCTACTAATGGTGATAAAGGTCCTAAATAGTCTGTTTGTTGAGTAACCTCCATATTAGAAAAATCAGAAACTACTTCTTCTTCTATTGGGTTACCTTCTACTGTGTATTTTTCGTCTGGTTGACTTAATTTTCTACCGGCATAAACTAAGCCGGCTATAGCCATTATAGATATAGGATCAGCCATTCTTATTTCTTAGCGAGATTTTTATTGAGGTATCTTTGCTGAAACAAACCATTTTGCATTTCGGCTCTGGTACTCGATGGTTCATATGATTGTGTTCTAAGTGGTAATTTACACTCGACATTTTGAAGTGGGTGAAAATTTCTTTCGTAAGTCTTCGCTAAAACTTTATTGAAACGAGATGTACTTTGTGGTCTGAGTTGATCAGATGTGTCAATGTACTGTGCTGGTGAACCTTTACCCGCCATATATGGAGCGGTACCATATAACATGGTGTTTGGTCTACTTGACACGTAGTTAAGGGTACTGGGCTGAGGATATGTAAAAACTTCTTCGGTCGCACAAACGGCTGGAACCGCGTGATCTTGAACCACTTTCATTCCTGGTTGGAGTTGATACGCCATTTATTATTACAAAAGATTTTGTTTATGGAAATCGAGTATCTACTACTTTATTATTAAATTGTTTAAAATTAAGGGGCTAATCCCGAACCTCTATGCATACCACTTCTTTTATCACCGTTTGGATCAAGTCCCGCGAACGCTTCAAGTTGAACCCCTCTCGCGTCTGGGTTACACAATCGTGGGTCTTGGCGACACGTATTATCTCTTTTACCATGGATAAATTCATAATATGGCGTGCCACCGATGGATGTATCTGGCATACTTACAAACTGTCTCGATAGTGCGTTTCTTTGATATTCGGGCATAGATGAACGCGAACGAGATGGTCCGTATTTGATATCACCTGTAAGAAAATTGTTTACTGGGGTTTTTACGGTTGGGTAATGACACGACTGAGGTCTGTCTGGTCTATCTGCGTAATCCGACATGAGAACATTTCCCATAGGATTATCTTTTGTTGGCATTGAACATTCTTTACCTACATTATTGTATACATTTGTTGGTCGTATAACACCTTCTTTCACCATATTGGATTTTTCCATTATATAAAGAACACCAAGTGCGGTTGCACCCAAAACAAATATACGTGCATCACGGCGTATGAGGTATATTATACATGTCGCATAAATGATAAAACGAGCAGTTGCGTTAACACGGTCTGCTGAAGATTGCGTCTTTGACGGCCAAAATTCGTGAACTTTGTCTACTCGAACCAATTGTTTTGGATCTTCAAACCAAGATGTCATTTATATATAGTGAGTTTATTTTTTCATCATACCACCCAACATACCCTGCATAGTTTTCATCAGTGCAGCTTCGTCAAGTTCACTTCCATCTTCACCCATTTTATCTGCACACTGCTT